CAAAAAAGACGATTTTGCTGTCTCTGTGAACGGCGCTTCTGTTGGCACAGATACATCAGGAAACGTTCCCATATCAATAATACAAATAAACATAGGTGCTTTAGAAAATGGCTTCTACCTCAACGGCCACATCAAGTCCATCCAGTATTACCCACGTCGCCTGACTAACGCACAACTACAGGATCTAACATCATGACAGAAGAAGTAATCATCGAAGCACCAAAGCGTGACTTCTACCTACGACTATCGGCTGAGTCAGATATGCCGACTGTACTCTCAGCGTTCTACCGACAGGACTACGTGACTCAGATAGACGAGGAAACTGGAGAGTCTAGCCAAGTAGCAGACGGCGATCCCTACCTTGTAACTCATTCACACGACTACGCTATTTCAGTCGTAGGCACACTGCACGAGCCAACAGGTACTATGCTGACTGACGAAGAAGGTAACGAGTACCCTCAGATGCAAGCAATGGCAGGTTGGCACATCAATATCCGTCTCGTGGGCGATGGAGTACGTGAGACTGTAGAGGCACTGGACGAGACACACGGTGTAAACCCTGAGCAACCTATGAGAGTTTGGTTATGAGTAATTATACTAAGGCTACGGACTTTGCTCAAAAAGACGGACTACCTACTAATGATCCTAATAAGGTCATTAAAGGCGCTGAGTTTGAAGACGAGTTTGATCTTATTGCAACAGCAGTAAACTCTAAAGCTGACACAGCTAGTCCTACGTTTACAGGTACAGCAACGCTGCCTACTGCTGTTGTTACAACACTGAGCCTTGGCGGTACAACTATTACCTCTACGGGTACTGAGCTTAATATTCTTGATGGTGTTACAGCATCTACAGCAGAACTCAATTTGCTTGACGGGGTAACTGCTACTACTGCTGAACTTAATATTCTTGATGGAGTAACTGCTACTACTGCTGAACTTAACTATGTTGACGGTGTTACTTCTAACATCCAAACACAGTTAGACGCTAAGGGTACTGTTAGCTCACTATCTGACTTGAGTGTTACTGCTACGGCTGATGAGCTTAATAAGTTAGATGGCGTTACTGCTACCACGGCTGAACTTAACTTAGTAGATGGGTTAACAGCTATCCCTGACTACGTAACTGGAGACTTTACTCCTGTTGTAGCTGATGCAGTTTCTGGTGGTAACACCGCAACTGTAGGCACAGCGGTAGGTCGTTACACAAAAATAGGCCGAATGGTTCACGTAACTATTCAACTAGTAAATATTACTACTACTGGTATGAGTGGAAACATTTACGTAAGAAACCTTCCTTTTACTGCTTATGATGCAGGGTCTCCAAGCATGTTGTGGATGGGTACGCTCTATGCATCTCAAGTAACAACTGGAACTGATGGCCCTTTTGTTCCTCTGATTAATGACAACACCGATTACATACAGTTTATCAGGTCTATTACTTCTTCATCACAGGTTACTCCTTTGGCTGTTAGTAATCTTACAAGCGGCGCTAGTGATATGTACGTAAGTATTTCTTATGAGGCCGCGTAATGATCGACCCCATAACCGCCATTGCTGGGGCAACCAAAGCCTTCGCTATGGTGCAGGGGATGGTTCAGGCTGGACGCTCAGTAGAAGATACGATGGGGCAGATAGCTACGTGGTACGGACATGCTAGTGATGTTCTCTATCAGGAACAGAAAGCAACAAAAGTATCACCGTTTAGAAAAGTAGTTTTTAGTAAGAGTGTAGAAGCAGAAGCAGTAAAAGCCTTTGCACGAAAGAAGAAGATACAAGAGCAACAACGAGAGATCATGTTAATGATTCGGTACGCCTACGGTGACGATGGTTTACGTGAGTTTCGTGAGCTAAAGAGAAAGATAGTAAAAGAAAGACAGGATACTGTTTACAGACAGCAAGAACTAAAAGAAAACATGCTTTTAAGTTTATTTGCTGTGGTATTTTCAGTAATTACTTTTGGTTTGGTTTCGGCAGTGGTAAGGGAAATTAAAGGATGAGCAGAACAGAAGAATTATTAGCAAGGCTCGAAGGACACGAAAAGGAATGCCTTGTTCGTTATGAGATGATTCAACGTCAGCTTGACTCAGGTGTTAAAAGGTTTGACAAGTTAGAGCGAATGGTTCTGTCTATTTATCCTTTCATTATTGGTAGCATTGTTGTTGCAGAGTATTTCCGATGATTCAAACCCTTATTGGCCCAGTAGCAGATCTTGTTGGTGGTTACTTCCAACGTAAAGCTGAAGAGAAGAAAGCTGTTCATGAAGCTAAGATGGTAGCTATACAGCAGGACGGTAACTGGGAAAACATCCATGCTAACAACGCAGCCAACTCTTGGAAAGACGAATGGTTCACACTGTTGTTTTCAATACCGTGTGTACTAGCGTTCTTCCCTAGTATGGTTCCTATTGTTATGGATGGGTTTGCTGCCTTAGAATCTATGCCTGAGTGGTACAAAGGTTTCCTTGGTGCTGCTGTAGCGGCATCGTTTGGCCTCCGTGGTCTAGCTAACTGGAAAAAGTAAAATGGCTGAAGAAGGAATGTTGACAAAACCTGCTCCTACTACTAAAGAGGACGTTAAGGCTTCTCAGACCTTTACTTTTTTTAAAGGTCATGAACTAGGAGACGCTAACTCTGGATACTTGATGGGTACACGAGACTCATCACAGCTAACTGAACAAGAGTTGCGGGATTACTTTGGCAGTGACGAAGCTAGCATGTTGCGTCAATCGTTTGGAGACTTTGACAACTACTTAGCCTACATGACCGAAAGAGAACAGTTGTTGCAGTCCGGAGACTACGACATAGGTTCTTGGGACGAAGCTTCAGGTGCTTTGACTGAAGACGAGCTTATGTTGTTGGGCGGAGAAGACCTTACTTTTTACGGCGACGACGAAACTTTTGAAGACCTTGGAAAGCAACAGTTTGCAGAAAGAAACTCTGCTTACAACAACTGGCTTAACTCTGAACAAAACCAAGCGTTGTTAGATAAGTACGGCGTTGGTGGTAAAATTTACAATCAAGACGGTGACGAATATAGCTGGAACGGAAGTGCTTACGTCAAAACAGTCAAAGAACAAGCGGGTATAGCTGATTACGCTTTAGCTGGTATGGCAGCATTAGCAGGCATGTATGCCGCACCTGCATTTTCAGGAGCATTAGGTGGTGGAACTTTAGGTGGAGCCGCTGGAGGCGTAACAAGTAGCGCGTTAGGACAGCTTATTACAACAGGCTCTGTTGATCCTGAAAGTTTAGCATTAGCGGCTATAAGTGGAGCAATCGGTGGGATAGGAGACATAGACCCCTCCGATATGACGGCTTTTGAATCGGCTATTGACAATGCGGCTTGGGACCTTAGTGGTGCATTGGGCATAGATCATGCTACTGCTATACGCATGATGCAAACAGCAGGTACTGGAGTTGCTGGAGGTAGTAGCCTTGAAGACGTAGCAAGAAACCTTGTTGCTGATTACGGTGCTGATGTTTTCATGGCAAACGTAGACTTAGGCATCGACGACATTGAAGTAGGTAATGTGTTTGGTGAAGGCACTTCTACTATTAATGCAGAAGCTATTGAAGGTGTTCTTGCTAATCTTGCTCAAGGTGAAGATGCGGCTACAGTATTGCGAGAGTTTGCTCAAGACGGCGGCCTAGGATTTTTAGATCCTACCGATTTAGATTTAGATTTAGATTTAGAAGGTGATGTAGGTTTTATTGAAGACGCAATTCGGTCGGCAGGTTCGTACATAGACGATGAAGTTCTTCAGGTAATCAGAGAAGCAGTACCTCACGGAACTACACCAGACATTGACCTTCCTGAAGTAGACATTGATTTACCAGAAGGTCCGGGCTTGGACTTGCCTGAAGGCCCAGACATTGATCTACCCGAAGGCCCAGACATAGATTTACCTGATGGCCCAGATATAGATTTACCTGACATGCCATCAAGAAAAAAAGGTCAGTTTTCTGGTGCGTTTAAACCTTTAAATTATTCTATTGGCTATACGCCTGTGCAGTTACAGCAACAAGTTAAACCAGATTACGCAAGAGAATTTGATGGAATGCTTATACGATTAATGCAAGGAAGAACGGCATGACATATCTAAACATAATGAACAATGTACTGCGTCGCTTGCGTGAAGAAGAAGTAACAAGCGTTACAGAATCTACCTACGCAAAGATGGTTGGTGACTTTATCAACGACGCTAAAGTAATGGTAGAAGAGTCAACTGATTGGTCTGCGCTGCGTACAACTATAAGTGTTACTACTGCTGCTAGTGATAGTCAGTACTCACTAACTGACTGTGGTGACAACGTAAAAGTAATGTCAGCTTTAAATGATACTGAAAACTGCTACTTAGCCTACCAAACAAAAGACTGGTTTAACGAGCAACTGTACATCAACCCTGTTATCGAAGGTGCGCCTAGGTACTATACCTTTGACGGTCTAGATGCTAGTGGTGATACTCAGGTACTTGTTAGTCCTCGTCCTACTGAAGCTCAGACACTTAGGTTTGACGTTATCAAGCGACAGGCTGAGTTGACTGCTAACGATGACAACCTACTTGTACCAGAAAAGCCTGTGATTCACTTGGCTGTAGCACTACTTGCTCGTGAGCGTGGTGAAACAGGTGGTACTTCTACTGCTGAGTACTTTGCTATTGCTGATAAGTACTTGTCCGACGCTATTGCTATTGATGCAGCAAAGCACCCAGAAGAGATGATCTTTAGGACTATCTAATATGGCACAACAACTCAGTACCATTAATCTTGTAGCACCAGCGTTTAAGGGAGTCAACACAGAAGACTCTCCTATTGCTCAAGACCCTTCGTTTGCAGAAATAGCAGACAACGCCATCATTGATAAGCGTGGACGTATTGCTTCTCGTAAGGGTTACAGTGTCCTCACTACTGATAGGTCAGAGCTTCTTAACACTACACCTAATCCAGATGTCTATGAGCCTGTACGTGCTATTGCAGAATTTAAAGACAGCGTCGGTAACACTAAAATCTTTTCTGTAGGTAACAACAAGATTCTTAGCGGTACTACAACGCTAGCAGATGAAACACCCGGTAGTTATACCATCACTGCTGATAACTGGAAGATGGTAAACTTTAACGACAAGATCTACTTTTTTCAGCGAGGTTATGAGCCGTTAGTGTACGACAACGCTGGTGGTTCTGTTGTCAAGCTCAGTACCGTTACAGGCGCTGCTGGTGTTGCTTCTGCTATGTACGGTAATGAAGTATTGTCAGCTTATGGGCGACTATGGACTGCTGACTTTACTGCTGACAAGTCTACTATCTACTGGTCTGATCTGTTGATTGGACATGACTGGTCAGGCGGTACTAGCGGTAGCATCGACATCTCTAAAGTATGGCCTGATGGGTATGACGAGATTGTTGCTTTAGCAGCACACAACGGACTGCTTATTATCTTTGGACAACACAGCATTGTTGTTTACCAAGGCGCAGAGGCACCAGCTACGATGTCACTGTCTGATACTGTTGCAGGTGTTGGGTGTGTTGATCGTGACACTGTACAGCATACAGGGACAGATGTGTTATTCTTGTCACATACTGGACTGCGTAGCTTTGGCAGAACAATACAAGAAAAGTCCATGCCTATCAGCACGTTGTCTAAAACTATTACTAA